AAACAATCATACCTTTTATTCAAGATATAAATAATCTTGAAAAAATGCAAAATACAATTCAAAATAATTATTTGTAATATTAAGTTGTATTTTTTTAAAAAAAAAGTTTATTTAATATATAATCATGTTAAATGATGAGTTAAAAAATGATGAATCTTTTATTCAAAATATAAAAGATGAAAAAATTATTTTATTTACTAATGCAAGAGATGAAAAAAATATGAAAGAATGGGTAGCACATCATTTATTATTGGGTTTTGATGAAATATATATTTATGACCATAAATCTATTATTCCATTGAGTGGACAATTTGATAATTTTAATAAAGATAATAAAAAAGTATTTGTTAAAAGAGTTGATGTTGAAGGTCCAATTAAAAACAGATTTATTATAAAAGCTGCAGAAACTGCAAGAATTGTAAAAGCAGATTGGATGTTATATTTAGATTCTGATGAATTTTTGGTTATTAATAACAATAATATAAAAAATGTAAAAGAATTAATGAAAATTTATAAAAATGCTGATTCTGTATCATTTAACTGGTTAATATTTGGTTCAAACTATCATAAGAATGAACCAGATGGATTAATAATAGATAATTATACACGTTCTCAAAGTACATTAAATGAACATTTAAAGACATTTATAAGACCTAACCAATTTTTAAAACCAAATCCACACAGGTCTGAAATAATAAATCCTGATAAAGCATTTCATTCAAATGGTACAAATTTAAATAAGGTGAGACCCATATACAAAGAAAATAAACATTTCATTAATCGCATTAAATATAATTTATCATTAGCATATATTGCACATTATTATATACAATCAGAAGAAACATATTTAAATAGAAAAATAAAGTTACCTAGAGATGATTTAGGTATTTATAGAAATCCAAATATTACTATTTCAAATATTGAAATAACAAACAACCACAATATTCACTCTGAATTTAATGATATTGTTAATACAAGTGTGAGAGATAAATATTCCGAAAATATAAAAAAATATTTATTATTCATTGGATATTAATTCATAATTAAAAATATATTTTTTAAAATTTATAATATAAAATAGTAACTATATTATATATTATAAATGAGCAAAAAAATATGGTATGCGCCAAATAAAAAAGAAGCCTTTGGAGATGCTGAAATTAATGCAGTAGTTGATTGCTTAAATGATGGTTGGCTTGCAGGTTTTGGACCAAGAACAATTGAATTTGAAAAAGTTGTTTCATCTGCATTTAGTAAAAAATTTGGATTATTTGTAAATAGTGGCTCATCTGCAATTTTATTAGGATTAAATGCATTGAATTTAGAACCAGGTTCAGAAGTTATTACAGCTGCTTGTACATTTTCAACTACTTTAGCTCCGATTATTCAATGTGGTTTAAAACCAGTTTTTTGTGATGTAGAAATTGGAACATATGTTCCGACACCAGATCAAGTATGTGCAAAAATTAGTGATAAAACTAAATTAATTATGTTGCCTAATTTGATTGGCTCTAAACCAGATTGGAGTGAAATTAGAAAACGTGTTGGTGATTTGATATTATTTGAGGATTCAGCAGATACTGTTACATCAACACCAGAAACAGATATTGCTATTACTAGTTTCTATTCTAGTCATTTAATTACTGCTTGTGGTTCAGGTGGAATGGTAATGTTTAATGATGAAAAATTATTAAAACGTGCCACAATGTTTCGTGATTGGGGACGCATTGGAGATAATTCAGAAGACGTAAAAACACGTTTTGAATTCAGTATTGATGGTATACCATATGATTATAAATTTTTATATGGTGCTGTCGGATATAATATGAAATCATCTGAGGTCAATGCTGCATTTGGGTTAGTTCAAATGTCAAGAATTGAAGAGATAAGAGAAAAAAGAAGAACCATATTCAATAAATATTTAGAAAATTTAAAGGATATACAAGATAAAATTATTCTCCCAATAAATACATTTGATAGTGATTGGTTAGCCATTCCTTTTATGACATCAAATCGTCTTGAATTATTAACATTTTTAGAAGAGAATAATATTCAAACAAGAGTATGTTTTGCAGGAAATGTAACAAGACATCCAGTTTATCGCGAATATTTAGAAGATTTTCCAAATTCTGATCGTATTATGGCAGAAGGGTTTTTATTAGGTGCACATCATGGAATGTCAATAGAAGATGTTGATTATGTATGTGATAAGATTAAAGAATTTATAAATAATAAATAAATTAAATAATAAATACTTTAATATTATAAAAACAATAATATTAAATAAATATTAAAAATATTAATAATATTAATAATATTATTAATTATATGATAAAAGTTAGTGATTATTTGCTTAATTTTTTAATAAAAAATAATATAGAAGTAATTTTTACTTTAGCTGGCGGATTTATTGGACCTATTTTAAATTCTATTCCAAAATATAATATAAAGTATTATTGTTTATGTACTGAACAATCTGCTGCTATGGCGGCAGATGCATATTATAGAATACAAAAAAAACCATGTTGTTTATTAATAACAAATGGACCTGGTGCGTCTAATACATTGACAGGTGTTATTGGTGCGTTTCAAGATAGTATTCCAATATTTATTATATCTGGAAATGTACCAGTTAGTCAAAGTTTAGATAGTCAAGAGTTAGATTTAAGACAACTAGGTGTTCAAGAATTAAATATAATACCAATTGTTAAAACATTTACTAATTTTGCAGTTAGTATTAAGAAAAAAGAAGATGTTACAGAAAATTTAAAAATTGCATATAAAAAATGTATGTCTGGTAGAATGGGACCAGTATGGGTAGAAGTACCGGTTGATATCCAAAATGAAGAATTACATTATGATAATGATGATGATAGTATAATAGTTAATATAAATGAAATGAATGAATGTACAAAAAACATAGATTATAATTTTATTATAAATAAAATAAATCAATCAAAAAAACCTTTATTTGTAATTGGAAATGGTATTTTATTATCAAATACAGAAAATGTATTTAATGAAATATTAGAAAAAACAAAAATACCTGTAGTAGCATCATGGTTAGGAAAAGATATTATAAATAATTCAAACAAATTATATTTCGGAGATATTGGTATATTAGGTGAACGATTTGCTAATTTTGCAATACAAAAATGCGATTTGTTAATTATACTTGGTTGTAGATTAACAATTACACAAATTGGGTATGATTATAGCAATTTTTCAAAAGAATCTTATAAAATAATGGTAGATATTGATAATAATGAAATGGAAAAAAAAATAATTAATATAGATCTAAAAATAAATGAAGATTTATCGGTTTTTTTGAATAATTTCAATAAGTTAGTAGCGAATAAAATATCAACTGTTCCTACTATTTGGATAAATAAGTTAAATTATTGGAAAGATAAATATCCATCTTATGATATAGATATTGATCTAGATAGTGATGTCAATTCTTATTATTTTGCAAAATATCTTTCACTTTCATTAAACCCAAATACAACAATTGTAACAGATACAGGGTCTTCTTCATTTAGTATATTTCAATCACTTATTTTAAATAAAGAAAATACAAGATTATTTACTGCATCTGGTCAATGTTCAATGGGTTATGGTCTTCCTGGTGCAATTGGAGCATATATTGCTGATAATAAAAAAGTAATAATTTTAATTGCTGGAGATGGTGGATTTCAAATGAATATTCAAGAATTACAAACAGTAATTCACTACAATATACCAGTTAAAATATTTATTTTTAATAACAATGGATATTTGGCTATTAAATTAATGCAACAAAATTTATTTAAAGGAAATTATATAGCATCAGACATAACAAGTGGTGTAAGTTCACCTGATTTCAATAAAATAGCAGAAGGTTATGGTTTAAAAACATTTGAAATCAACACAAATAATGAAGTGAATATAATAAAAGAAGTAATAAATTATAAAGGACCATGTTTATGTCATATTAAAATGATTGAAAACCAATTAATTATACCAAGAGTTCAATCTATTGGAAATAATAAATCATTGGAATATATGTTTCCTTATATTGACAATGAAGAACTCAAAAAAGATCTAGAAATATAATATTTTTCATTAGTTGGACCTTCAGTGATTTATGAGATGCTAACAAGAACTATTTCAACAATATAAATAAAAACTTATTTATATTGTATAACGTGGAATGAAGTGAAGATGGAATACTAGAACAGTGTAAAATAATATAAATAACTTAATTATTGCACTTCAATTATTTTATCATAATTGAATAATTCAAAATCATAATCATAAAAATTATTTATAAATTCAAATGATTCATTATTCAAATAACTTAGATATTCTACTTCAAGTGGATTTTTATTATCATTTCTATCAAAATCTTCATAACCTATTTCTTTCATATTATTTGTCAAATTTTCAGTTTTTAATATGTTTATATTTTCTATAAGTTCTTTATTATCATCTGTTACAAAAATATATTGAGGTAAATTATGATTATCATATTTTGTTGATATTATGTATTTTTGAATTACTTCATATACTTCTTCTTTTGAACTATTAATTTTAATTAATTTAAAATAAAATAAATCACTAATAATTCTTTTATATGGATTTCTAACAATTGATATTATTTCTATATTATCAAAATCTATATTCAATATTTCTTTATGTTCAATTATTTGTTTATATGTCATATGTTGCAATGACGAATTTATTTTAATATTTTTATCTATCTTTCTCATATCAATGCAGTATAAAGATTTTGTATCTAAATCAATGTCAAACTTTTTAGAAAAATATTTTTCTAAAGAAGTTCCTCCAGTTTTAGGTATATGTATAAATAATATATTACAATTATCATTTTTGAAATAAGGCATATTAAAATAATAATTATAAAATAAAATTTTTATTTTAACTAAATCAAATTTTATTTTTCATTTGTATAAGAATATCTCTCACTGATTCCTTAATTGGTTTCACATTTGGTTCAAGAGTTTCTAGAACCTTTGTATCCAAGAAATTGTTTGACCTCTTTGATGCCAAAATTTGGTTTTGTTCTTCTACACTAAAATTTGTCCAAGTAAAGTTGGGGTCTACTAGTTCCTTATACATCTCTAACATCTCATTATGAGAGATGAGACCTGGATTTGTTAGATTCACTGGTCCACAAATATTTTTCTGTGCAAGTCTGACCATAACAGGTATCATATCATTCAGTACTGTCATTGAATTTGGTATGGAACATACTTTTTGATAAGTTGTGATTTTGGTAATGAAGTTTCTCTCATTAACCTCATCTGTAATTGGCATTCTAATACGCAAATTGAGAACTGTCTCTTTAAATATAGGGTTATTCATCAACTGGTCTGTAAATCCCTTCACAACTGAATAACCTGAACCAAAAAAGTTAGGTCTACTTTGCTCTGTGAATCCGTTGACTTCTTGCCCAAATGGATGCTCTTCATCATATTCAAAAATACATCCTGTCCCCAAATAAGTGAAATGAAGTCCGCGTTCTTTGCATAAGAGTGCCAGGTTCAAAGGAGAATATAAATTGTCATTGACATTGTCCACCAGTTTTCCGGGCTTCTCCAAGTAATCTATGGTGGTGATTTTTTGTCCTTCATAAGTACCGTGTGTACGACCAATAAAGCTCATAATATGTGTGATCTGTGGATTGAAACTGAAATGCTGTTCTATAATGGATTCAGTATCATTAGCTCTTGCTACTGCTTTTATAAATTGAATTCCTTGTGAAGAGAGATAATTGCATACTTGATTGCCTATCCAGCCATTTGCACCAAAAATGAGAAAAGTATTTGAGGTTGCCATATGAGGTATAATATAATTTTGTATTTAAATTATATTATATTTGAAATATTATACACCTTTGGAAAAGGCGTAGCCAAAATATATTATAAATTGGGAGTTTTTTCACTAGGAATTGTGTTGTGATAGTCATATACTTTCTCTCTTAGATTTACATAATAAGCATATTTTTCTTTTGACAATTCGTTTTCAAATATTTTACAGTTACCTGTTGCAATCTTCTCCACTTTCTTTTTATCAAGAAACGAATTAGGATTATTTTGAATAATATTATTAAATATTTTTATTGTTTTCCATCCTTCTAAAATTTTCTCAAAAATAAAAATAACTTCTTCTGGAGTTGCTGTTCTTTTGGTTGATCTTTTGATTTCTCTACGTTTTTTTTTGGCCTCAATATAATCTGTTTTATTCATTATTAATATAGTAGATTATTCTTTATACTTTAAATTATTTGCAATTTTGAACCAATACTTTTGAAATAATGATTATTGTATTGTATATTTTTATCAAGCGCTTTTGTAAGTGTTTTATCGCTCATTTTTAGATGCCTAATGCAATCATATTTACTTGTGAATTCTTTTATAAGTTCATTTGATGTGTTATATTGTCCAATTCCATCTTTATACAAAAGCGGTTCTCCATATTTCTCTTCAAACTCTTCTCTCTGAGAATTATCACAGTCATTATATAAAATATAATAATGATCTTTTGTTAATGTGCAATTTTTAACTGGATTATCCAGTGCTGAATTAGACTCATAACCATTTGATTGTGCTGCGGTTTTCCTATCTAAATAAACATTGAGAATTTCTGTTTTTTCTTTATTTAATTTTGCAATATATCCTAAATTTTGAATCTTAGTTTGTTTGGTTGATTCAATATAATGAATAATATTTGGATCTAACTCTCTATCAACAAGTAGCCATCTGAAGCCATTATAAACTGTATTTTCTACAATGGCTTTATTTATGCTGGGCCTTTTTATTTTCTGATTTTCATTCATTGCTTCTGTAACACATTCATACACTTTTACTAACTGCAATGTATCAGGATTAATTTTTTGTAATCGTGGTCCTAAGGTTGGGAGTGGTTGTTGAAAACCAGTTATTAACTTACTTTGTGATGCATTCAACTTTTCCAGGACTTCCTTATTAGATTTTTCAAGTTTATCTATTTTCAGATATAATTGTTTTACTAATGACAATAATTCTTGTCCTATTATGTTTTCTTCATTTGCATTTTGTATTTCAAGTTTTAATTTTAGTTGTTCGTTTTCTAATTCTAGTTTATGTGTATCGTTATGGTTGAAATACTTTATATTAACATTTATAATTCCTATTAATGTCTGATAAGAAAGTTTCTTCCCAATTAGAAATAACTCAAGCTCTGATTCGTGACCAGATAGATCATTCACCCTACTATCTTTTATTGAATTGTGTTCTTTTATGAAGGATTCAAAATCTTTGCTTTTGTTAACGGCAAAGCAATCTAGAAGTAAACATTCTGGATATTTGTTTTTATGCTCTTTATAACGATTTGTAATACCAATGCGACTTTCGCCAATTTTAACAATGTATTGACCATTTTCAAAAGATTTAATTTTTATTATATAAAAAATAGCACCAGCAGTTGCATATTCCTTTAATAATATTTTCTCTCTTTCTAATATTTTTTGTTTAGCTAATTTATTTTCATATTCTTGTTTTGTTTTGTCTTCTAACAAGTTCATTTCATTTTTTTGTTTTTCTAACTGTTGTTTTAATTCTGTTGTTTCTTCAAGTAAAATTTCTTGTAATATTCCTTCTAATTTGATAAAATAATCGTGGATTTCATCTGCCTTTTTTGTTTCTGCTTTTAAACAAAATTTTTTAAAGGTATCAATATTTAACATAAATGTTTCTTTATTATGACCTCCTTTTGTGTTAGTTGTTTGCTTTGCCAGTTGGCAAAGCAATAATTTATAATCTTTATTTATTGTGAAATTTTTTTCTAATACACGTTTTGCATTTACTTTTTGACCAAACCCTAACCATTCCCATACATTATCTAGATCAATTACAAAATCATTCTTGTAATCATAATTTAAATAACAGAAAAAACTTGCCACAAACATCTGTTGTTCATAATCATTGAATCGGATTTTCACCTTTTCAATCATTTTTGACTGATAATTACCATTTAACTTGGTAATTGGATTGCATTCAATGAGATTTACTATATCTACGCTCATACTATACTTATTATAGAATGGAATCTCTATATTGTTTTTTGCTTTAATAATTAAAATGCATTAATTTAATTATTAAAATATATAATATAATATGACACGAAACATCGTAACAACTCGCTTAATTGGAGTATGCAAGACCACCCATACCAGACATAATACGGAGCACGTTGTAGTTGGTAGCATAAACGCGGACCTTGGCAGTCTTGGTTCCCTCAACGGTAGCGTTGGAGAGGACAAGCTGAAGGGTGGCGTTATCAATTCTGGAGAAGTTGCAAGTTCCTGAGGGTTGATGTTCCTCAGGTCTCAAGGCAAAGCTGTACACGTTAATACCTTCATCAGGGTTACGTGTGTGGGCTTGGTAAGGCTGGACCCAAGAGAAGTAGGAACCTTCACGCTCAGAGAAGCGGTCTTGGCCGTTAAGCTGGAGCTTAGCGACGACGACAGGGTTCTGACCCCAACAGTGGAGATCCAAAGAGGTCTCAGTGAGGACGAATGTACCAGCATCAGAGACAGTGGATCCACTGATGGAAGGACCACCGAGTTGAGCTGTGCTGCTAAGACCAAGTTGGGCAAGAGCAGCAGCAGTGGCAGCATCTGAAGACATCTCTCCAACATTTAGAGGAACAGGTTGACCTCCAAGGTTAGGCTCGTTGTAAGGATCCGAAGCTCCGTGCCAGTATCCAGTGAATCCAGAAGGAAGATTCACATCAAGAGCTCCAGCCTCTTGGAAGAGACCACGAGCATCAATGAAAGCACCAGCACCAGCTGTCTCAGCAGGACCACCGAAAGCATGGATGGCATTAGGAAGAGCATCAATGGCATCAGTGTAGTTAAAAGGCTGAGCACCAAGAACCTTGAAGAGGGTAGCATCACAAAGAAGCGACGAGCAATAATCCACATTCTGGTCAGGTTGAACAACCCAGATAAGCTCCTTCACAGGGTGGTTGAAGTTGAGCTTGATCTTGTTGGAGGAAGAACCAACGGACTCATCACCAGTGAATTGGAGCTGAGTAATGAGGTACTCGTGGGGGTTCTGAGCAAATCTGCGGCGCTCATCAGTATCAAGGAAAACATAGTCAACATAGAGCGAAGCAGCAACAAGAGATTGGTTGTAGGCAATCACAGCAGTGACAGGTGTGGCAACATTGTATTGAGTGGCAGGGTTGCTAGGGCTAGAATTGCAGTTGAGGGATGTAACGGCCCAGAGGCACTCATCAATAGGGCGGATGTCAAGGTTGATCTTAACTTCGTGATATTGAAGGGCAATAAGAGGAAGAGCAAGACCAGGATTTGTGCAGAACCAGAATTGGAAAGGCACGTAAAGGGTGGTCTCAGGAAGGGCGTTACGAGGAGCACAAACCTGGCGAGGAGCAATGGAGTCGCAAGGACCATCAACATCAGCGAACGAAGGATCAGTGATGAAAGTGAGTTGTGTGGTATTACCAATCATCTTGAAGTAACCACGTTGTTGCTCAGCAGTCATGGTAAGTTGGTTCCAGATGTGCATCCAGTCACCATATTGACGATCAATGCGTTGACCACCAATCTCAACCTCAACCTGGGCAATAAGTTGCTCACCAGGGAAATCCAACCAACGAGCATAAACGGAACCAGTACCAGTAGTAAGTGTGGTAGAGTTACCCATAAGCTGGTTGATCTCAGGGATTGTCACCTGAAGATATGTGCGGTAGGCAAGATCACCATTACGGCTGATGATGCACTGCACGCGGCGACCGAAATCGGCCTGTCCATTGAAAGTTTGCTCAATGGATTCAATCGCAAAGTTTGTATAGCGACGGTATGTTACTTTCCAGAAAGTAATCTGAGGGTTACCTGTACATATCCTCTACCTTATTTTTCAATAAGGATTAGACTATATCTTATGAAGAACTTATATTTGCTTTTGTTTCTGCTAATTCTTTATTTAATACAAGTTCTTCCGAAAACCATTTAGTCGTTGAACCTTCTTCTTTAAATTTTTGTATTTTTTCCAAAATAAAATCAATTTGATTCATATCTATTTCTTTTTTTGATGAATTGAATTTCACTGTTACTGGCATTAAATTCGTCCAGTTCCAACATTTTAACTTTTCATCTTCTATTGTTAAATCAAATTTGCATACAGGTATAATATGATCAATTGACCAATAAGAACCATAATTATCCCAATTCATTTCTGAAGTGAAATTAAATTCAAACCATTCTCTCAAATACTGAATATTACAACCTATGTAATTCATTGTTGTATCTGTTTTGAAAAGAACATTTCTTAAACGTGCAGCTAGTGATTTTTTCAATCTGTAATTCATATTTGTATTTCTTTCATTTTTACACCACTCTGTTTTCTGATCTCTCAAAAAATCTGGATAACAAGAATTACAAATCTTTTTCTTATAAAACTTTTTCAGTTTTGCAAAATCTTTTAAAACTTTTTCTTCATTACATTTTTCACATTTTGCCAAAAAAGTCTCCGCTTTTTTTTGTCTAAGATTTTTCTTTCTTATTTTATCCATTTCATTCAAACATTTTTTACACGTTTTTGAATATTTATTTTCACAGTATTTTCTGTATTTATCAATTGGTTTGATTTGTGTGCATTTCTCACACATTTTTAGTTCTGGTTCGTTGTTCATTTAAACTATTATATGAAGACTATTTTATATTGTTCAAAAATATTATTAATAAAGAAGCTTGGATGCTCATTGCCCATTTCTTTGAACTGAACTTAATCGTTCAAATCATCTTATTCATTTTTACTATACCCAAGGTTTTTGTCTTGGCCACAATTTCTTCACAAAAATTGCTTAGTAGAATAAGCTTTAGGGGTTTCAAGCAGTTTGATTTTCTCACCAGGGCTTTTCAAATTAGGCTATAGCTAATTTCCCTGATTAATGTCAGTGGTACTCTTTTACACCATTTCTCATTTGTTCTTGGGAGGAGGTTTGAATAATAATGGTATTAATTTTTCATCATTAAAATGTGAAAAGATGTAAAAGGCATCCACAAATGGCTTTATGAATATCTTATTTTTTTGATATTCCCCGACATTTTTCTACCCTACAGGCTTTTAAGGTAAACATCTTGCGATGATCCCTATAATTTCTTATAGGATTAGAATACACCTTAGGAGTTTTCAAGTATTGCTAATACTTTCATTAAACCCCGACTTCCGTCTACTCGTTGAACGTTCAACTTATTTCTGCATTTTTCCACCTTTAGGAAAGGTGGAGCCAAAATAAAACTTTAAAAATAAAAATAAATACTTTGGCTCCACCTTTTTTAAAGGTGGATACGAAATAAGTTGCTTCGCTGCGGATCATCCAATCTTCAACATTTTTACTATGCCAATGGTCTTTCTCCAAAGGTATTATATGTGTCACCACAATATAAGAAGTAGTTGAAGCTCTAAGGAAGTTCCCGCAATTTGAAAGTCTTGCAAAAATTGTTACTATGTATTTCAATTAATTATTCAACAATTTTCACTAGCGAGTTATATGTTAAATATAAATATCATATTTAACCACATATTTACACTATTTGCCCATTATGGAGATATGTGACCCATAACGGTAGCTCACTGTTGGCGCCCAAGATATATTTCCAGGTTAAGCGCCATAAGCAACGAGCTGCATTAAACCACCTCCCATAGTTATAATATTGCTAAAGAAAATAATTTTTTGAATTTTAATTTAATTCATTATTTTTAAGTATTTTTAATAATATATTTTATAATAAAATATTATTAATATAAATGAAAATTTTTGATACCAATTATCAAGACAATATTTTATGTATATCCAGATTATTCTTCATAAATGACATTAAATAAGAGTCCTGAAATATTTCTCTCTTTCCTTCATGATTTTTGCTAAAAATATATAAATCGTTTCTTTTTTTAATAGTCCAACCATCATTTATTGAATTATATAAAAACATCATTTTCTGAAAAGTCATACTATCAATACTTATAATCTTATTATTAATTTCAATACTGATTTCCATATTTTTTATATCTGTGTTCATTTATTAAAAATAAGAAAACTAAAATAGACTTTAAACCAACAATTTTTAATAAAATAAAAATATATTATTTTTAATAATAATTAATTAAATAAATTATCATCATCTATATTATAAAATTATGCTTTCTTTTAAACCTAAAAATACAAAAAAAATAAAGGTTAGCAAAAAAAATTCTACTACTCTTGATGGAAAACATCGTGAATTCATAATTAGTTTCAATAAAGAAGAACAAGATACTATCCCTAAATTACAACTTGAAAGAGCCTCCTTGAGAGAAAAATTAAATAATGATCAATTGTCTATTGAAGATATTATGGATTGCAAAGACCGTATTGAAGAAATTAATGATAATATTAAAATGCTTAAACAAAACAAAAAAAATTATTTATTAGATAATTCTAAATATATATTTGAATACTTTGAAAATAAAAAAAATATATCTAATGTTGAAAATACTCCTAAAAAAACTAAATTGTTAGATGCATTTTTTAAATTAAATAAAGAAAACCCTAACTCTGTTACAGAAAAAAATAATAATAATATTTTTCAAAAATATCTAAGCAATATTGATGAATCATTCATTGATATTCATAATTTTGTAGTCCCTACTGATGTATGTGAAGGTTGTCATAAAGGTGAATTAATACCTATGGATGATGAAGGTGTACTTATTTGTAATAATTGTTCTCAAAATTTTCAATATTTAATTGAAAATGAAAAACCCTCTTATAAAGAACCACCAAAAGAAGTTTGCTTTTATGCTTATAAAAAAATTAATCATTTCAAGGAAATATTAGCACAATTCCAGGGCAAAGAAACTACACAAATTCCTCCAGAAGTTATTGAAAATTTAAGACAGCAAATCAAAAAAGAACGCATTGATTTTAATAAAATTAGTTATTATGAAACCAAAGCATTACTCAAAAAATTAGGATACAATAAATATTATGAACATATTAATTTTATCAAGGATAAACTTGGTATTAAACCTCCTATTATAAGTCAAGATTTGGAAGAAACATTATGTAATTTCTTTATGGAAATACAATATCCTTATTCTAAACATTGTCCTGATTATCGTGTTAATTTTTTACATTATTATTATGTTTTATATCAACTTTTTGAACTCCTTGGAGAGAAGCAATACTTGTCCGAAATTCCAATGTTAAAAGACCGAGAAAAATTAATTGAACAAGATGCTATATGGAAAAAAATATGTGAAGAACTTGATTGGGAATTCATTCCAACCGTATAAGGCATTAGGTATTAGGTATTAGGTCTAAGAATTCATTATTGCAAAAATATTTGAGTTTGTTAAATAAATCGTCTGAAATAATAAAACTATATGAATTAATAAATGATTTGCTTGATATGCTGGTCTTACATAAGAAACTAAAACTAAAATCATAAATATTACTACTAATCCAACTCTAATATTATAATAATTCGTGTTGCAAATAATTATTATATTATCTAAAAGAATAGGTGTACCTATCAAAAAATTTATCATATATGATTTATAACTTAATGGCTCTTCTAGTCCAAATTTTTTACCTTCTATTTTCAAATTTACAATAAATCTTAAATAATCATAATATGTAATCATATGTATATAAAAACTAAACAGCGCCAAAACACATTTATTCGTCATATTTTCATTCACATCAAATATATTCAGATTTGTCAATAAACACAAAAATGTGCGAATATGTATACTCCATATATCATTCAAATAATTCCACATTATCTCTTGGTCTTTTAACACATCTATATTTGTATTCGGAGTCTCTTCAATTAACCTATTCTTTAATTCTTTATGATAATTCTTTGAACTATAAACTAATATGGTTTGTCCAATTATATCCAAGATAAAAATATTACTCAAACTTATCTGTTTACAAGCAGAATATGCATAAAAAGAATACAACAATGAACTACAATAACTATATTCTAAAATAGTCTCACAATTAATTGCACTGAATATTTGCATATTTTTTATTTGTTTGAATCCAATTTTTATCATTATTAATAACCAATACAAGTTCAACCCATATAACCCGTATATACAAACATAATACCACATAAAATTTATAACATTATTTGTATATGGAACTAGTATTGTTGATAATTCTTTATCAAATATTAAATATCTTGAATAATAATATATTCTTGACTGATAAAAACATAATATAAACAAAATATTATTTGTGATTTTAATCCAATTTGCACTATCATCTAACCAATTTCTCATAACTAAAAAAAAGGTACTACACTCCATACTTACAAATATCATTGAATAAAAAATGCTTGTATCTGGTTGATTATATAATTGAAATGATATTATACCACAAGCAAATAAATGATGCAAATACATCTCTACTTTATTCTTATTTGTATCATTTATTAAAAATATATCTGTTAAACAATGACCCAAAATCAAAATCTCATTTGTTATCATGTATGTTGCATCATTATTTACTACATATTGGTAAATTGTATGAAATGAATATAATGAAACACAACCACACAATATATCTCTGATATTGTCTATTATTCTTTGAGGATTATTAAAATATACAATAATATCCATTATATTTTAATAAAAAATGACTTTAAATTAATTCAATTATGTTTTTATTGTATTTATCGTATTTTTTATATAATATTATTTAATCCAATGATTTCAATAAATTGCATAAACATAAATTATATAATTCTATTAATTCAAACATTTTACTTTTATCCAAATATTCTTTTATATAATTTAATTTTTCTTCATTTAATTCGCGATAATTTCTTATTCCATCTTTAATAATAAATAATTCATCTATATTCTTGATTAGTTTACCATTACATAAATAATAAGGTTCAATAACTTTGAACTGTAATTTCTTTTCTTCCTCTACTTTATATTGATTTAATTCAGGTAATTGAACAATGCTAACATTTTTATTTATTGATTTATCAAATTTATCTCTAAAATCTGTTAATGTATCTTCATAAAAACTTTTACTTTTGAGTACATCTTTACCTGAAGTATTTTTATTATTTAATGATAAATCTGGTAAACTTTTAATTCTTGGTAAAGTTACACTTGCATTTAAGACTGCAATATTTGTTAAACTTGAAACTCTATTTAATGTTTTTGACATATAATTGTCTTTGTATTCTTATAAAATTAATTTTAATAGTTAATTTTATAATTATATCTTTACATTATTTCATATGAATATATTATTACAACAATATATTCAATTATTTGTCTTCTTCATTAACATGTTTATTATTATGTGACCATTTAACATCACAATTTAAAGACCTCCAGGGAATCCTACCATATTTAATCCAATACCTGCACCGGCTCCAGCACGTGTAGTAACACCAATACTTGGAACATATGTATCTAAGATGCTGAATGTAGCAGCAGCAGTTAGAGCAAGAAGAACAATTTCCTCAATGTTTAAAGAGCGTTTAGGAATAGCATAAGCAGCAATAGCCACCATCAAACCCTCCACTAAATACTTAATGACTCTCTTTAGAAGTTCTGCAATATCAAACATATCTATAAATAATAATTAGAAAAAAATATATATTGCGATAAAAAACTTAAAATCTAATAATTAGTTAAATTAAAATGGCTTCTAAAGAAAACAAAAATTTGGCATTTGAGAGAAAACTAAATGAAGATGGCACCCCCAATCCTAAATATGTGGATTTATTAGAGGAAGATAAAGCTATTGCTGGACAAAAATTTGTATGCATTTCTTTTGTCTCTCCTGAAAAAATAGTAAAGTTAAAGGAAATGTATTTTTTTGAAGAGTTCCTAAAGAAATGGGATTTTTCTAAAAGCATGGACAAATTCTTGCAATTTTTGAATTTCATTTCTTATAAATATAATCTTAAATTTGATGACTTAACTTCTGATTTCAAGGAATTTGTAAAAGAGGAGCATGATAAGCTAGTAAATACTCCTCTTGAAGATGATTACAAAACATTTATAGACCAAAATGAGAATGATTTAGAAGATTCATTCAATGTCAAACATAATTTTCAAACATCTACTCGTGGACTTAAAGTGCGTGGTGTTTATCCTACAATTGAAGAAGCTGAGCTTAGATGTAAAATGTTGCGTGAAATGGATCCAAATCATGATGTATTTGTAGGTCCTGTTGGATTATGGATGCCTTGGGATCCGGAGGCTTACAAGACTGGTCGTGTTGAATATGTAGAGGAAGAATTGAATCAGCTTATGCAAGAAAAGAATAAGAATGAATCTTTTGCAAAGTCCGCATTTGAACAGCGTGTCAAGGATGCTAAAAAGAAGGCCATTGAAGAAAATGTCAAATTGGCTGAAAAGACTGGTGCAACTTTGACCCAGACTATTGATGCTGATGGAAATTTGGTCGGAGCAAATAGTGTGATTACCCAAGAGCAGATGTTTAAGGACCAAGACGATATTACTTCTGCTGATATTAGTGCCGAGCTCTTTGAGGGTGATAATATTGTTGTTGGTAAGTCTGATTATGGTCAGAGCGAACTCATTAGTGGACCTTTTGCTACACCCAGATAAAGATGGAGCCAAATAAAATATTTTATAAATGTTTAAATTATTTTAGTATTTAAACATTTTCATAAGACGATCACCATTTGGTTTTTTTCACATTTATCTTTGGTCCTTGACCGCGCTTCTTGGTATTGCTTGGGTCATATTTCTCCTCCTCATCATCTGACGGTATATCTTTGCTCAAATCCCAGAACTCTTTGCTACCTAATTTGAAGTCATTGTGTGCATCTGCCTTATACCAGAACACTTGATCCTGTAATCTATTGGATTTTGCGTTGTTATTGATTACCAAGCACTCATAATTCTCTGTGCATTGGTCCATCACCTGACAAAATGATTCAAAAGTCGGAAACATACCTGCATAATTCTCATAAATACGCTTTCTATTTGCGATGTAAGGTTCTCTCAAAATGAACACGTAATCAATGTTAGTTCTGAGCGTGGGGGGAATTCCTAATGGATATTGCATTGTGATGATCAACATAATCTTCCAATGTCGCCCGTTCATAAAGAGGAGACGCATCATCTTGTCTTTTGCCCAAGTCCCATCATATAAGCAGTCATCTAAGATAACAAAAGCGCGAGGGTCAATATTGCTTTTTTTGAAGGATTCCATTTGTTTCTTAATTTCCTTCAACACTCCCTTTTGTCTCTTCAAAACATTCTCAATAATTGCAGTATTGTATTCATTGTGAATGAACAATTTCGGAACCATTTTACCATAAAATCCATTTCCTTCTTCTGTACCTGCTACAACAACACCTAGTGGAATATCTTGATGATAAAAAAGCAAATCTCTTACCAAATATGATTTGCCGGTATCACGACGACCAACTAAAACACAAACAGGGCCTTTAGCTTCATTTGGTTTAAAACTGATTGTTTTCATGTCAAATTTCTTTAATTCTAGCGACATTAATTTATTAAAATATTTTAATAATATTGCTAAAAACGAATAAATAATAAATTTTTATAAATAATAAGTTTAAAATGATTATAATTTAATATATTATTTAGCTAATGAAGGGAGATAACATAATTATTAGTTATGAAAAACGGAAAAATTCCGATTTATTTAGAACTTTAGAGAGGGAAAATGGACTCTTTCTCTCAAACATACAAAATTATAGTCCAATTTATAGTAGATTCTTTCTACTCAATGATACAAACTGCAAGTCTATTAATCTGAATAATGTTTCTTATATTTCTGAAGTTCAGGATAATATTAGTCAAGAAGATGATAATCCCAATTTATTTGAATGTAGCATTAAAAATAATAAAAATGGAAAAACATCAACAAAAGAAGTTTTCTTTAAAATGGCGCCGCTTTTAGACCCATATAAGTATTTAATTGGTAAGTATAATCATAATGATTCTAATTTATTTAATTTACCTAATTACAATTCAGTTCAAGGAGATGTCCATCCAAAAATATTAGATGTAAATAATTCTTCTTATGTAGACGGTCTTTTCACTTTTCTCTCAAGTCTTTTAATTTATAATTATAATTTTTTAAATGGAGTGGATTATTACGGGTCATTTATAGCAATTAAAAACAACTTTAAGGTAAATGTTATTGATGATATTGAATATTTAAGTAAATCTGACTTTTTTATTAAACATAAGAATACTGAGTTATTTTCTGTTGAAGAATATGAACATTTGATTCAACCAGATGATGAAAAAATTATTAAACCAATTATTAAAATAGATAATGAACATATTGAAAGCATTCAATCTCATTTATCTATTGAATCCATTGATAATAATTTATATGAAGAACTTTTTGAAACATATGAAGAAAATGTTTTATCATTAGATGATCTGAAGGAATCTTCATTGGAATTAATTGATATTAATGAAACATCCTTGAATAAAACAACCAATTTAAATCCACTTGATACAACTGTAAAATCAAATTCCACATGTTCATCTCGCACATCTCATACTTCTGCAAATGAAGAAGATAATGAAAATAAGGAAGAAAATGAGTATTCCTCTAATCCTGATAAAGAAGATGATGAGGATGATGAGGATGATGATGAGGATGATGACAGTGAATCCGATGATGATGAAGATGATGAAGATGATTCAACAGTTGATGAAGAAACCTTATATTCTACTATACCTAAATTTCCAGTGCAAGTAATTTGTATGGAAAATTGTGATTCAACATTTGATGAACTTATAATGAATGAGGAATTATCTCATGAGGAATGGTTTTCTGCTCTTATGCAAATTATAATGATTCTTATTAGTTATCAAAAAGTTTTTTCATTTACACATAATGATTTGCATAGTAATAATATTATGTACAAATCTACAAATAAGAAATTTATTTATTATTTTTATAATAAAAAATATTATAAAGTACCTACATTTGGTCGTATTTTTAAGATTATTGATTTTGGTAGGAGTATATACAAATATTGCGGTAAAATTTTCTGCAGTGATAGCTTTCAAAACGGCGGAGATGCATCTACACAATACAATACAGAACCGTATTTCAATGATAAGAAACCTAGATTAGAACCAAATTATAGTTTTGATTTATGCAGACTAGCTTGCTCTATTTTTGATTATTTAGTAGAAGAAATGGATGAAATAAAAAATTTAGAACAATGTGAACCGATTGTTCGTTTAATTGTGGAATGGTGTTTGGATGATTCAGGTATTAATATTTTATATAAAAATAATGGTGCAGAGAGATATCCTGATTTTAAGTTGTATAAAATGATTGCAAGACTTGTTCATAATCATACTCCACAAATGCAATTAGAACGTCCAGAATTTTCAGCATTTCTCTCTTCAAAGCCTCCAGAAGATAAGAAATTATTGATTAACATTGATCATTTACCTTGTTTATCAAATTCATTTTAGATAAATTTATTGTTGCGAAGAAATATTTATTTTATTTTATTTTATAATAATAAAACAAATGGCATCTTTTGGTTTTATTATTAGTCGTCATGTTAATTCTGAGAAAACAAATAAATATTGGAATCGTTGTGTTAGATGTATTCAAGCATATCATCCAGGAATTCAAATAATAATTATTGATGATAATAGTAATTATAATTTTGTTAAACCTGATATAGAATATAAAAATATTGAAATTGTTCAATCAGAATATCCTGGTCGCGGAGAATTATTACCTTATTATTATTTTTGGAAAAATCATTATTGGAATAATGCAGTTATTATGCATGATAGTGTTTTTATACATAAACGTATTCCTTTTAGAAAACTTCGTGCAAATGTATTACCATTATGGCACTTTAATGGACAAGAACGAAATGAAAATTTTCAAAATAGTTTAAGAATTGTGCAAGTTTTAAAAAATAATATTGAAGTTAGAAAAAATATATATATAGATAATCACAATGTTAGTAATATTATGAGCATTCAACGCAATAAAAATAATTGGAATGGCGTATTTGGTGTTCAAAGTTATATTAATTATGATTTTTTATGTAAACTACAACAAAAATATTCAATATTTAATATGTTACAAGCAGTTCATTCTAGACCAGATAGATGTTGTTTGGAGAGAATTATGGGTGTTTTATTTTGGTTGGAAGACCCAATTGTTCGTGCAATTCCGTCACTTTTTGGTGATATTACTAGAACTCCTGATAACTTTGGATTATCTTTTGATGGTTATATGTCGCAAATGAATCAACATGGAAGACCCAAAACAGGTTATGTAAAAGTATGGTCTGGTCGTTAACCTGGCTGGGCGTTCTTTAAGTACCTTTTAAATAATATATTTTCTGGGTGGTGGGGCGTTCTTTAAGTACCTTTTAAAATAATATATTTTCTGGGTGGTGGGGCGTTCTTTAAGTACCTTTTTATATCTTTTCTCATTTAAAACGCAAATTTTATAAATAATTCTTCTTTATTTTTCTTGTCTTATTATTTGATACATATTTTTCAGTTGTTTCATATGCTTCCTTAAAAATATTTCTATATTTTGAATCTATATTTTGAATTTATTATATTATCAAGATAAATATTATCATTGTTATTAACAAATTCCACACCATTACTAACCGATAAAGTATGTAATTCTAAAAAATTAATATTATCATTGTATGTAAATATGTTGTGATTTTGTTCTTTATTTGGTATATGAAAAATAACTAATAGTGTATAATTAGATGTATATTTTGAAAATTTATTATTAAATTCAGTTATTTCATTTTTTATATTTTCATTAATATTATTCATATTAACAAATATCATAATAAATAACTTATGTTCTTGTTTTTGAAGTAAATTTTTAAATCTATCAATGCATCTTATATAATAATTATAGTGGTCTGTATTTATTAACGGATTGTGATGATTAAACATTGTATTGTTGTATTTTGAATGTCCGCATTTTGTTTGTGATATATTAATATAATATGATTTATTTAAAAAAATATTAAAATTGTCTTCTATGCAATCTATAATATTATCATAATTTGAAAAAATCCAATCAAAAGGATAAGAACATAATTTTAAATTATTTCTTTTCAATATTTGAGAACTATGACACAATGAACCTAATGAACATGTATAATTTATTTCTAACATATATTATATTTTAATAAATAATTTTTATTAATATAACTTTAATCGGTGTTCTAAATGAGAACAGGTGTAAAATAATATATTTTGTTGTTGCGCAGTTCTTTAAGTACCTTTTAAATAATATATTTCGTGTGGGTGGGGCGTTCTTTAAGTATATTTTTACAATATTTACAATATAAAATCAGAAAATATATAATATATATAATATATATAATGGCTAAACCTCAACCACTACCAACTGGTATTCAAACTGGACCTTTAGCTGCTTATGGTGGATACGTTTATACTATTGGCAGTGATAATAATCTATATAAACTTTCAACAACTGTTGCAATACCAGATGGAACAGCTGTACCTATTTTGGATGTTTCAGCCGCAGTAGGCATACAATATATTACAATAAATTTTAATACAAACACTAACAAAAAAGAGATGTATATATCTGCTGTAGGTGAAATTGGAAATGGAAATGGAAAAATTTATCTTATACCTGATTTAGATAATCCTGTATTAACAATATTTGTATCAGGTATTGATTCTCCACGTGGTTTACAAGTAAATAATGGTTATTTATACGTAGTAACGATTACAGACTCTACACCATTATTTATAGCTAAAATTTTTCAATTTCTTTTAACAAATTCAGCAAGTCAAACAGTATTACAATTAACTCCAGGTCAATTTTTAGGTGCACAACAATTAGTAATCACCGGGGACAATCTTTATATTATAAATAGTGCAACTTCTTACTGTTATATAGCTAAGGTTAGCAGTATATCTACTTTTAGTTCTTCATCTATTTTTAATTTAACTTGGGTAGATGTAAATTCTTTTCCTAATATTCAAGCCATAGATAAAATATTAGTAACAGATGGAACTTATCTTTATTTTGATTATTATACATCGGACCCAAACTATTATAACTATATGGGTCAGATTGATATTAATACAGCAACTGTTCAAAATGATAATTATTTTCCTAATTTTGCACTAATCCTAAATACTGAATTTCAACATGCTGTAATTTATAACAATACTTTTTATATAGATTTTTATCCTTTATCAGGTTATTATGATTATACTATTTATAATTTGCCAATATATAATAATGGCAATATTACATGTTTCAAAGAAGATACAAAAATTCTTACAGATAAAGGATATATTTGTATTAAAGATTTACGAAAAGGAGATTTGGTAAAAACTTTGAAAAATGATTTCAAATCAATTGATATGATTGGTAAAAGAGAAATATATAATTCTGCTATCAATGAAAGAATAAAAGACCAACTATATAAGTGCAGTCAACCAGAATATCCTGAAGTTTTTGAACCTCTTATTATTACTGGTTGTCATTCTATTCTAGTAGATAATTTTATAAATGATGAACAAAAAGAAAAGGTGATAGAAGTAAATGGTGATACATATGTAACAGATAATAAATACCGTCTTCCTGTTTGTGCAGATCTTCGTTCTTCAATCTATGAAATACCTGGAAATTATACCATTTATCATTTGGCTTTAGAAAATGATAGTTATTATAAGAATTATGGTATTTATGCCAATGGATTATTGGTAGAAAGTTGTTCTAAAAGAATGTTGAAAGAATTATCTAATATGATTTTAATTGAATAAAAACATTTATATTTTCTCATTCAAAATGAGCTTTATCATATAAAAATTTGCAATATTATTTAAATACCTTTTAAATAATATATTTCGTGTGGGTGGGGGCGTTCTTTAAGTATCTTTTAAAATAATATATTTTGTTGTGCACAGTTCTTTAAGTACCTTTTAAAATATATTATTCATTAAAAACCATATTTTTCATTTTATAAAGTGAGCTTAAAAAAAGGCACTAAAACCCAGGATTGTCAGTAAATACAGTCGGAGCAATGACAATATTTTCTGCACCTTCACCAACTTCTTGAAGAAAAGGTTTCAACTGTTCAATAACAAAATTTCCACAAATCACGCTAAAATATACTAATAAAGAATCACGTACTAAAAGTTTTAAAGGTTTACTTTCTTTATCTACAAATCGCATTTCAATAAATTGTACAATAAAAAAAACAACAGATATAATTGCTGCATCAATAAATATATTACCCATTGTATAATCTATTTATTTACAATCTTATATTCACTTTTACGCAAATTATTTATTTCTTAATTTATATTATGAGCAATCCTTTTCATATTAGTACTCCTACTCCTACAACTTCTACCTCAACACCTATTGGACAACAATTTTTACAACCTCCTTCACATACATTACCTAACCCATATAGAGCTCATGGAGAAGCTGCAGGAAGAAAAAAATCTAGAAAATCTAAAAAATCCAGAAAATCTAAAAAATCCAGAAAATCCAGAAAATCTAAAAAATCTAGAAAATCCAGAAAGTACAGAAAGTCTAGGAAATCTAGAAAATAATACTATAATATAATATATGTCTCGTTTATTTCAACCATTTCCTGCAAAACCAGCATTTGGAACATTGCAAAAGAATTATTATTCTAGTGATTATACAAAAAAAATAAAACTTAAAAATATTCTTCCATATTCTACTATTATTTCTCAAAAAAATAATCTCTCTCAAGAACAATTTCTATATTTTAAATATTATGAATTTAAATATAACATGTTATTCAATAAATCTTATTTAGATAAAACAAATTTAATTGCAGGACAATATAGTAAAGAAAACTTAAAAGATGTCATAACAGTATCTTCTTCTAAAGAAACTACAGCACCATATAATGAAACAAATATTATATTATCAGATAATATACCATTTTATGTTAATTATACAATTGACCCAACAGGTGTTTTATTTGGTAATACTCAATGTGGTCTAAATAATTATGTTAATTTTATGCAACCAAATACCCCCAACGATGAATTCAACCTCATAGTTAAAAACCTATAGACTTGTTACAAAAACTTTACATTACATGTAAAAGTATAAGTATAAGTAAGACCAAGAAATGCCTTCCAATAAATAATGTAAATAATTTATTTTATATTTATATTATTTTATTTACTATAAAAATCTTAAGCTAATACTTCAATATCATCAATCAATAAATCTGGAATTAATTCTACAGTAGGTTCTTCAATTACATGCACATCCAAATTACCTAAACTTGCATTTTGGTCAAATATTTTTAACTTCGGAAGTGGTTCATCTTCATCATCATCTTCAGCTTCATCTGCCTTTCTTTGAGCATGTCTAATCTCACTAATCTGCTCCAAACGAGCATTATTCTTAGGAGCATTAATAATTTCTTCGTTATTATTAATATCTCTTGCACTATCTAGGTCATTAAATGATAATTTTGTTGAATTATCTGCTTCTAAAGTTGGGATTTCATTATTAGATGAAGTAGAGTCAGAAATTTCACTGATAATTTGTGGAGGAGCTGCAGCAGCTAGTGCTTTTTGCTGAGAAATTTTCTTTTTCTCAGGGTCTTCAATTTCTTGTTCCTTAATTTCTTCTACAACATCTTCTTCAACTGTTTCATCCATATAAGCTCTTAAAATTGTCTCAATCGGAATACTTTCTCTCACTGCATTCAAAATACATTCCTGAACAATAATTTCAAGTTCTCTATTGTGTTTTTGAATTTGAAGAGGAGGAATTCCAATTTCAAATAAATAAACATTTTTATACACTTTTCTAGCAACATTAATATAAATTTTATGAATAAAATCATCTAATTTAGGAATTAATACATCAATCTTTTTTTGTTTTTGTCCAGCACGCATTGCAGTTAAAACTTTTAATTGAATAATATGAATACAAGTAATTAAATCTTCTAAATAACCACAATTACTTTTTTCAATAATTCGTTGTCTTTCTGTTTCTATAATGTTTGGGTTCCACTTAGGAATACGTGTAATGAAATTCTGAAATGTCATCAAATATTTATCTAATTCATCATTTTCTTTACATAATTTGAATGCTTCATCAAATATAGATTTTAATCCATCAATAATATGAGGTGTTAAAATAGTAAGTAATCTAGAACCCCATTCATTTTTACTTTCATGTAAGCTAGAAATATTAAAATCATCCATTAATAATTAATAATAATTTAATATATATTTATTTCAAACTCAAATTATTTCCTAAATTTGTATTTTTATAGTATTTGTAGTATTTGTAGTATTTGTAGTATTTGTAGTATTTGTAGTATTTGTAGTATTTCTAACTTTAGATTACATAAAACTAATATTTTCTAAATTATATTCTTCATTTAAAAATAAAAAATTCAAAATAAACATAATTAATATTTTTTCATTTCTTAACTCTTTGCGTATTTTATTAAATGCAAATAACAATTCATATCTTTTTATATCAGACATTTCATTAAAAATATTATTTTTCTCAATTAATTGAATAATATCCAGACCACTATAACCTTTTTCATATAATTTATTAGGCATTTGAATAATTTTATTGTTTTTTTCAGTATTATCATTTTCAATATTTGATATGTCTTTTTTAAATTTTTGTAATTCTTTTTTTAACCAATCATTTCGCTGAGTTTTTACATCTTTCAATTTAAATGTTTCATTCAAATTATATTTATATAAATTAATAGGTTTACCTGAAATTATTGGCTCAGAGACGTATATTTCACAAAATCGTGAGAGAATAGGTTTTAATAAATTATATTTATCTTCTACAATAATAAAAAATCTTGTATTATGACTAAATAATTCAATGCATCTTCGTAATGCAGATTGTGCATCTATTGTCAATTTATCCGCGTTTAATAATACAATACTTTTAAAAATATTACCTCCATTAGAATGAATATGAGTTTTCGCAAAAAATTTCAATTCTTCTCTTATAAATTTAATACCTTTACCATGTGCACAATTTACATATATTACAAAAGATTTTATTTTATCTTTTTCATTATCATAAATTTTATTGATAAAATTACAAACAATATTTCGTTTACCACTTCCAGAAGGACCATGAAATATTATATTTGGAATTTTGTGTATTTTATGAAAGTAATCTAATTTTTCTATTATTTCTTGATGAATATTTAATGACATATATGTTACTATAATTAATATTGGATTTTTTATATGTTATTAAACGAAAAACATTTTATATTTTATATTTGTTATTGTAAAATTATTTACATTTTGTTTCAACATAATCTGTAAGAAAATTATTAAATGAACAATAACTCATATTGGGTCTTATTTCCTCTTTTTTCAATGTCATTGAGCAACCTCCATATTCTAATTCTGACACATCAAAGCTCGCAATTTTCTTATCAAAAGAATAATGTACAATCTTCTTTGCATTCAATAATTGGTCATTATCATTTGCATTAAAGTGTAGATGTAGTCCTATTTTTGAACTAGACAAACCAAAATAAATACATTTATCAAGAATATATTTATAATCATTTATATCAAGAGTTCCACATGTATCTGATAAACAAATTTGATTTACATCATAATTGTTATAATAATATAATATTTCATTAATTATAAAATCATTATTAACAAGACCTTCAATAGGACATTTATTGATACATGAAATATATAGTTTTGTTTTATAATCTATATTGGTATTTTTTTTCATATTTTCCAAACTAGAAAATATTTGTTTTAATTCTTCTTTGGTTTCATATATACCCATATTTGTGTTCTTTTTTTGAAAACTATCAGATACAGATGAAATAAGAGAGAAACATCTTATATCATTTTTCATAGCAATATCTAATTTTTTCTTATTAGGAATTAATAAATAATGATTATCTTTTATATTATTATCTACTTTTTCAAGAGATAGTTGTTCTTGACAAATTTCTTTAAATAACTCTAAAGAATCAGCCATAATTGGCATAATTTTTGGATTGATGAGAGAACCAATTTCAATATTTGAAGGTTTATAATTCCATTGAATATTATAATAAAGTCTCTTTTTCTCTCCTGTTGGATATAAATGATGCATATTTTTATCAAGACTTTGCAAACCATCCCTCAATGAAACATCAAATAATTTTGATTGAATTTGTTTGTATAAATTCATTATTTTAATTGATTGCATATTTATTTTATTGTAATCAAATGTTGATTTTATTAAATTTGGTAACATATTCTTATATTATAATGATTATATGTTTTTAATTCATTATAATATATTTTTTGTATTTTTGTATTTTTGCTCTAAATTATAATTAAACAGATGTAGTTAAACTTTGTGTATAAGGATTATTCCTAAAAGCATCTAAAATATCAGGTTGAATACGGTCACAACCAATTTGACACTCATTATAATATTGAGGCACATTAATTTTGCCATAATTTTCTTTTGTCATATTTTGTCTTGGCATGTTAGTAGGCACCCACATGCGAGTGTTATTGCGGTCACTATCAATACGACCAACAGATACATTCATTGAACTATTTAATAATTCCATATTACCTTGATTTGGGCGATTTTTAAGAGAAGGTTCTTTCTTATCATTATTGGTCTGGATATAATCAGATTCATAACTTCTATAACCAGTTGCATTACCACCAGCTCCATAAACTTGGCAATTTTCATTATCTCTTTGATTACTAATTGCTTGTTGTTCATTTACTAAATATCCAGTACCTTGAGTTTGGTTACCTACAAAGAAATTAGGTGAATACAAAGTAGTCTCCTTGATAGTTGTGGAAGTTACGTCATTCGGATTGATTACATAATTTCCTGTGACCTCTCCTCCAGCACCACCATAAATTCTCATATTAGAAGTATATTCTTCTTTCCTTGTTGGCCTAAAAATATCCAAAACAGGAGCAATTACAGCACCAATTGACTTACTAAATCCACTACGAAATGAATCAGGTTGTTTCATATTTGCGCGATTATTTAAAGAACTAGTATGACTTTTTAATGCATTATCTAAATATTCATATGTTCCTTTACCAGCAGCACTTGAACAAGGAACATCCAATGTAGGAAGTTCATTTCTCTTAGAATTTTCAAATTCAGGAGAGCAATAAGATGCATTTTTATCAGCAGACGCAACACCAACATAGGATTGAGTAATATCATTACGTGCAGTATAGTGAATTTCTTGAACAGGGCGTAATGCTTGTCCTTTTTGTTGACCAGTAGTTGTTAACCAACGATCTTGAGTTTGAATAAAAAATGTATCAGGTAAATTTTTCTCAACACGACCAATCATATCCTTATAAGGAGTATTTTGAATAGAAGATATTGCAGGTCCTTGGTGATTATCAAGAGAGAATTCAGTTTTCGGATTTGTAACAACACGTAACTCATCAACTGTTTTAGGTAACCAAGCATTACGATCTTCCATTCCTGAGTTATAACCACCACTACCTTGAGAGGTGTATCCTTTTCCAAGACCAGGACCAACATTAATAGATTCAAATGGTTTTACATTAGCATTATTCATGCCAGGATTTACACGAGATTGATAAAAATCGCTCATATTTGGAGCACCATATGGATATTGCATTTGTTCTTCAGGTTTAAAAAGTGGTGCTTGTTCAATCTTCTTAATAACTTGAGAACCGCTACCAACCATATTATCTAAAATTGTCTCTCCCATATTAGCACCATATAAATGTCCTTTAATTTTAGCACCATAAAAGGGTACCATATTATTATGTTTAAATTCCTTGCTATCTAAATAATTTCCAGTTAAGGAATAAACATTTTGAATATCATCACTTACATTAACTCCTGCTACTTGAGAAGTTTGATACAAATTTTGATTAAAATACTTATCAGTTGCAGCATTTGGGTTAGGATATGTTTTAACAGTTTCAACAATTTTGTTCAAATTTTCAACAGGATAATTAACAGGAATAGGATTAGAATTTGGAAGCTTAGTATTCATAGTTTGATTTTGTTTTTGTAATCCCATACTTTTAAAAGTCTCCTTTTTTACTTTTTCTTGATTATTATTTTGATTAGATATAATATATGCTCCACCTAATGCTAATATTGGGATTGCTAATTCCATAGTTATATATATAAAGTATTTTTTTTATATATAATAAATTTTTTTATATATAATAAAATTTTTTTGTGGAACATATTTTTTACATTGTGTTATTTTTGTTTTGTTTTCTCTTGTTATCTATTGCAGAAATTTCATCATAATTCTCTCCACCTTCTTCTTTGGCAGGTAATGGAAATAAATGGCTGTTATTATTACATATTATTTTTTGTACAAAATAATCTTTTTCTAAAATACGTGTGCTTAAGTTACTTTCAAAAGGTGTGCAAGTATTTTCTTGTGGATTTAATGGTAAAGTATACCAATCTACTTGTTCTAAATCACGATACATCCATGCAGGATTAGTTACTCGGGATTGTCCAGTGTTCAATTTCATATTTGTTGGATATTCTATTTTTTGTGTTTCCACTTGATTTTTTGGACTAGTATATAAATTTTCTCCTAAACAATCATGATTAATGCGACGAGTAAGTCCTAATAATTCGCTTTCTAAATTAACACTATTTGTCATCAAATTTCCACCCCAATTTTGAATACGAATATAAGGATCAGCAATATATGAAGGTTTATCACCATTACCAGGAACATTCAATATCCATCTACCTGGTCCAGTAGATTGTTGAAGCTGTTTCATTATTCTTGCATCATCATCATGAAATCTAGTAAATGCCATAATATTATTATATATTATTAATATTATATTCTATTTTATGCAATAATATAAAATCAATTTACACCCTTTAAAGGTATATTTAATGTAAATAATAAACTAAATAATAAAGTAAAATATATTCTATTATACTGAAGGTAATGCACTTAAACAAAGCATAATTGTTCCTAAACTTGCGACATTATACTTGACAACAAGAGGTAAATCATTTTCTAAATAAAGCTCTATTTGAGAACATAAATTTGTACACTTAATAAAATAACTCAAATTTTTCAAAGAAAACTCACCTTGTATTATCTTAGATGCATCTTGTTTTAAAATATATCCCATAGAACCATCGGATTCAGCTCTATGAATTTCCGCTGATGCAAATTGTCCAGAACATTTAAATATCAATTCATTACCAACAGATTTAATTTCCAACTTCTCAGAAATACATGATAAATCGCGAATAATTTTCTGAAAATCTGTTGAAGGTAAATTAATAACTGAAGAAAACTTTACATCTGGATATTCTAATTCTTCAGGTTCAGGCTCAATTAATCTAAGTTTCTGGGTTTTACATTGTTTAATCTCACCATTCTCAAATTTCAATGCTAAATGTGATACAATCCCATCAACATAATCACCATTTTCAATATAAATAGTAAGTGTATCATCATTATCAATTGTATTAATTAACTTGAACAAATGAAATACATTTACGCCAATAATAATTTTTTCTTTCTTACATTCATAAAATTCAAAATTTTGTGCTGATAAAAATAAATGCACTAAAATTGTATGAGACTTATCCATATTTATAATTCTGATTCCATCTTGCTGAAATGTTATATTGGTTTCCAATAATATATCCTTTAATGCTGTCATCAAAGTACGAAATGGACTAATTTGAACTGTCTTTATAGTTAATACATTACCATCGGTAGATGTATTTGAAATATTTGAATGTAATGACATATTATTTTATTTTTATTTAAATCTTTAAATACTTATATTTTACAAATTATTTATTTTTAAACGCATTATTGGGTTTTTGGCATTTTTCTTGTTTTGCGTTTTGATTTATATTTTATCAAGGCTTTCTTTGCTAATTTCAAGGCAATACTATTCTCTCTACAACCTGTTTCCAAAATGGAATAATCTATTGTTGCAGCCTTTCCACCACTAATTGCGCTCGCTAAACGTGCAATTCCCCAACTTTGAGCTGGTTGATTTGGTCTTGAACCTGATGAATAATAAGCGCCTTCTCCTTTATTTACAATCTTTTTTAATGCTTTTTTTGTGCATTTTGTTTTCTTTGAAAGTTCATCATTTATAATAATTTTATTTATTTTATATAATTTTTCTGCATTTTTAATATGTTGAGATTTCTTTGTTGAAAAACTTTTTATTTTTTCTCTAGTATAATATTTACCTTTTTTATATAATCTTCTTGATTTTAATAACATTTTACGTTGTTTTTGTTTGTCTTTTTTTGTTAATCTTTTTGGTAAATATCTTACTAAAAATCTTTGATTCTTTTTTGATTGACTCTTTTTTGATTTCGTCTTTTTTGATTTCGTCTTTTTTGATTTCGTCTTTTTTGACATTTAATATTATATTATATTTATATTTAAAAAGTATTATAAAATAGTATGTAATGGCAAATTTTTTAAAAGAAGAAAATGAAAAAATATCTAGTTATTTTACAAAAATTGCCGAACTTTTTCAAAAATATAAAGATAATCCTTATATGGAAACAAGACTTAAATATCATATAAATAATATTCTTCCTGTAACACTTGAGAATGAAGATAAAAATCATGAAAAACGTATTGAACGTGCACAATTTCTCTCTCATGAACAACAAATATTTATACAAATATTCTTATCAAAGAACCAATATTTTTATTTACCAACCAATAATTTCTTTTATAAATATGATGGTAAACATTATTTCATTATCAAAGAAGATGATATTCAACACAATTTATTATCTAATATTTCCAAGGACCGAACCTTAATGCAATGGAAATACAAGACCAAAATTAATATTATCAAACAAATCAAAGAGAGAAGTTTATTCAAATCTATTCCTGAAACTGAAACTATTCAAAATGTCCTTAATCATTTATATCCAGCAATATTTCATAATAAAAATGAGGCTAAATATTTTCTTACTATTATAGGTGATAATATTCTCAAAAAAAGCTGTGAAAATATTCATTTTATTAAACCCAAAACACGCAAATATTTGATTGAACTTGAAAATATTGCTTATTTATCCAGTGGTGTCACTAATATTTTTAATAACTTTGTTACTAAATATCATGATACTTATAATTATGATTCTTGTCGTGTATTAAAATTAAATGATACTCTTAGTATTGATATTTGGATTGATATTATTAGAAAAATTGGACTTGATATTCTTTGTGTTGCAACACATTATTCTAACCGTTATGAAAATGCTGAATCTTTTTTGCAAAATAATGTAAATGAAGATTTTAAGTCTTATACACTTTTCTTTAAAAATAATAATGAAAAACAAATATTAGATAAATTTTGTGAACATTCTATTAAACTATGTCCTGAAGAAGCTTCTGTTAAAATTAATTGGAAAAATATGCATTATATTTGGAAATTATTTATATCCAAATCTTCTCTCCCTAATATGATTTACTCAAACAATTTAAAGACTTTATTAAAAGAACGTTTCTTATATGATGAATCATCTGATTCATTTTTGAATATTGCAAGTATTTATATGCCTCTTGTTAGTATATTCTTAGATTTTTGGGAATCAAATATTGTTATTCAGTCTGTCTATAATGAAGATAATGAATTTGAAATTGATGAACTTTGTTCTCTTTTTAAAAAATGGAATTATAAAAATAAAGGTAACAACTCAAATATTACTGAACATAATGTACTTAAAATTATTCAACATTTTTATTCTAATGTTGAAATCGCAGAAAATAAATATGTGCTTAATATTAAGTGTAAATTATGGGATAAATGGAGTGATATTGGGGCAGCTATGTCTGCATTCAAGGAAGAATTAATGAAATCAGAGAATGTACAAGATTCATTAATATCATTTGATAATGCATATGATTTTTACTTTAATTTTTGTAATAAAAATAAGGGAAATAATGATACTAAATATGTAGTCAGCAAGAAATTCTTTGAGAAATATTTATATTCAAATTTATCAAACTTTATTCAGTTTGAGAAATTCATATCAAGTCATTGGATTATTAGTTAAATTTTACAATTATTTTATTTTGATTTATGATTGCATTTGCATATCCTCACCGATTGTAGCAGGACTTAAAGGCATTTTATTATTGCAACCTCCGCGTTGCTTCTTAGAACCCTTCTTTCCTTTCTTACCAAGCATAACATAACCAAACTTTCCTTTCTTAGTTCCATAACCTGCCTTCACAAGGCGTTTTTCCTTCTTAGCAGTATTATGTTTAGCTTTTGAAACAATACGACCATTCTTATTCATCAGAATATCTGACTTCTTAAGACCACCACTTGTCTTGTAAGCAGTTCCGTGATAAACTTGAGCACGAGAACCAACAAGCATTTCGTATTTACTTCCCTTAATCATATAGTGACCATGAGCGTTCTTTTTGTAAGATGTCATTATAAAATAAAAGAAGAAAATAATATTTTAATTGTGAAAATTAAAATACTATTTCTCTCTAAACATTATTTTTCAGAGTTAAAAAATAAGAGAAAATTCCAAAGAATATGCTTTCTTCCTTTTATTTCTTCAAGGCTTTTTATTATTAAAATTTATTTCTTAATGGCCCACGAATTCCTCCTGGTTGTCCTTCAAATTGTCCATTAAAATTAACACGCCCATTTGCCAACGCATAAGGATTATATTTTATCTCTTCTAAATAATTTACTAATTCATTTCTTGTTAAAAAATTACCATATTGTGTTCTACCACCTGGTACATATAATATTGTATTAACCTGTCTTGATAGTTGTGTATTTGATTGTCCATTATTTACCGCATTTTGAGCATTTGTTTTTTCACTAACCTTACATTTACATCCTCTTGCGTTTACATATTTTTGATAAAGTTCTCCATTTGGGTCAGCATTTGCCAATAAATCTCTCGCTAATGCTACAAACATTAATTCTTTTATTGGTTTTGAAATATAACGACTTTGTTTAAATAAACTATACATACTTTCAATTGTTATTTTATTTTGTTGAATTTATAATTTTTTGAATTTATAATTTTTATAAAAAATTGAATTATATTTAAAGATTATTTATGATTGTACAATAACAACCATGTCCAAATCCAGTAAAACTGCTAAATCAACAGAAACCGAATTATCTGCTAAGTATCAGCAGAAGACCGATAAACAGCATATTCTTGATAATCCTGATACCTATATTGGTTCTATTGAAAAAATAGATTCCGAACAATGGGTCATTGATTCCACTGGTGAGAAAATTCAAGTTGAAACTATTGAGCAATACATTCCTGGACTTTTCAAGCTGTTTGATGAAGGCATAGTCAACTGCAGAGATCACGTAATCAGAATGCAGCAAGCTGTTGCATCTGGTCAAGAAAATGCTATACCTGTTTCCTATATTGATATCAGCATTGGAGATGATGGTACCATTACAATGACTAATGATGGAAATGGTATTGATGTTGCTGAGCATCCTGAGTATAAAATTTGGATTCCTGAACTCATCTTCGGTCACTTGCGCACTAGTACTAATTACGACAAGACTGAGAAGAAAATTGTAGGTGGTAAGAACGGATTTGGTTTCAAGCTTGTCCTTATTTGGTCAACTTATGGTTCTGTTGAGACTGTTGATCATGTTCGTGGTCTTAAGTATTTTCAAGAATTTAGTAATAACTTGGACAACATTGGAAAACCATCTATTACCAAATGCAAGACTAAACCTTACACGAAAATCACTTTTAAACCTGATTATGCTCGTCTTGGACTTAGTGGACTTTCTCCAGAAATGATTCAGCTGTTGAAGAAGCGTGTTTACGATATTTCTGCAGTAACAGACAAGTCTCTTAAAGTGAAATATAATCAGCAGATTGTACCAGTCAAGAATTTTCAGCAATATATAGACTTGTATATTGGTGCGAAAGGAGATGCTCTTCGTGTGTACGAAGAAGAAGGGCCTCGCTGGGAATATGCTGTTGCATTATCACCAAGTCACGAGTTTATACAAATTTCATTCGTAAATGGTATTTATACCTCAAAAGGTGGTAAGCATGTGGAATATATTTTGAATCAAATTAGTCGCAAGCTTGTTGCATTTATTGAGAAAAAGAAGAAGGTTACTGTGAATCCGAACTCTATCAAAGAGCAACTTATCTTATTTATTCGCTGCGATATTGAGAACCCTGCGTTTGACAGTCAGACCAAGGATTATATGAATACTCCTAGTTCCAAGTTCGGTTCTACTTGTACTGTGAGCGATAAATTCATTGAAAAAGTTGCAAAGATGGGTGTCATGGATGCAGCATGTGCAATAAATGAAGTCAAAGAAAACAAGGCTGCTAAGAAAACTGATGGTGCAAAAACCAAAAATATTCGTGGTATTCCCAAGTTGATTGACGCAAATTGGGCTGGCACGGATAAATCAAGTCAATGTATGATTATTCTTTGCGAAGGAGATTCAGCTAAGGCTGGTATTGTTTCTGGATTATCATCTGAAGATCGTAACACTATTGGTGTTTATCCACTCAAAGGTAAGCTCCTCAATGTTCGCGGTGAATCAGTAAAGAAAATCTCAGAAAATAAGGAAATTTCTGAAATCAAGAAAATCCTTGGTCTAGAAACAGGAACTACATATACATCTTTAGAAGATGTTAATAAAAGGCTGCGGTATGGTAAGGTCCTTTTTATGACCGACCAAGATTTAGATGGGTCACATATTAAAGGGCTTGGCATCAACTTGTTTCATTCTGAATGGCCATCTCTTGCACAAATACCAGGATTCATTGGTTTTATGAATACTCCAATTTTGAAGGCACGCAAAGGTAGTCAAGAGCTGGTATTCTATAATGAAGGTGAATATGAAGAATGGAAAGAAGAAAATGATAACAAAGGATGGAATATTAAGTATTATAAAGGTTTAGGTACTAGCACAGGTAAGGAGTTCCGCGAATATTTTGAAAAGAAGAAACTCATTGGATTTGATTGGAAAGGTGAAAGTAGTCAAGAAGCGATTGATAAAGTCTTTAACAAGAAACGTGCAGATGACCGCAAAGATTGGCTTGAAAAATATGATCGCACTGAACATCTTGCAACTAATGAAGAGCTTGTATCTTATGATGATTTTATTAGTCGCGAATTTATTCACTTTTCAAAATATGATTGTGACCGTAGCATTGGAAATTTGATGGATGGTTACAAAACGAGTCAGCGCAAAATATTCTTTGCTGCATTGAAGAAAGGGCTTCATCATGAGATTAAAGTCGCACAATTTAGTGGTTATGTTTCTGAGCATTCAGGATACCATCATGGTGAAGCAAGTCTTAATGCGGCAATTGTAGGTATGGCACAGAATTTTGTTGGTTCTAACAATATCAACTTGTTTATGCCAAATGGACAGTTTGGTACTCGTTTACAAGGTGGTAAAGATAGTGCATCTGAAAGATATATATTCACAGCATTGAGTAAAGTTGCAAGATGTATTTTCAGAGAGGATGATAATCATATTTTGAAATATCTAGATGATGATGGTTTATCGGTTGAACCGATTTATTATGCTCCGATTATTCCAATGATTGTAGTAAATGGATGCAAAGGAATTGGTACTGGATTCAGCACTGAAATCATGTGTTATGATCCTCTTGAAATTGTTGCATATTTGAAGGCTAAATTAGCTAATACTGTTGAACAGTCTGTATTTGATTTCGTACCTTATTACGATGGATTCACTGGTGAAACTATTAAGTTAAGTGACCAGAAATATTTATTCAAAGGTGTTTATAAAAAGGTAGGAATAGATAAGATTCAAGTTACTGAATTACCAGTTGGTTTCTGGACAGACGATTTTAAAGAACACCTTGAAAGTTTGACTGAGACCACTGATAAGAATGGAAAGAAAATAATACCTATTGTCAAAGATTATGATGATATGAGCAAGGATACTACGATTGATTTTACTATTACATTAACGAAAGGTAAGTTGGATGAATTGATGGGTGCTACAGATGATAAAGGCTGTAACGAATTAGAAAAAGTGTTTAAATTATTCACAAGTGGTTCTTTAACAAATATGCATCTCTTTGATGCAGATGAGCAACTTAAGAAGTATGATACTATTCCTGAAATCATAAATGATTATTATACAAAGAGACTAGAATTATATGAAGAGCGTAAGGATTATTTAATTGCAGCTTTAAGTGCTGAACTTCTGCTGCTTTCCAACAAGGCTAAATATATTAAAGAAAATTTAGATGGGACGATTGATTTGCGACGCAAGAAGAGAGATGAAGTTGTTGAAATGCTCAGCAGTAAAGGTTATGATATTATGGATGATGATGCAGATTATAAATATTTGACGAGAATGCCAATGGACAGTGTGACGGAAGAAAATGTTTGTAAATTAGAGAAAGAACGCGGAACAAAACAAGCTCAATTAGAAGAAGTTCAAACTACAAGTATTTCAGAAATGTGGTCAAAAGAGTTAGATGAATTTCTGAATGAATATGTAAAGTTTAAAGAGGAAAAACAGAAACTGATTAGTGGTTTATCAAGTGATAAAAAAGAGAAGAAAATTAAGAAAGTACAAAAGATTCTTGTAGTTTAGGATAATATAGACTAATATAAATTTTATAAAATAATTATTTATTATATAAATGTTCAAAAAAGTTAAAGATTGTATTTTTTTATTAGGAGTTGTTATTATTTTTATTGCGTTTGGAATGTTCTTATATAAGAATCCACTTGTTGAAGGTCATGGCGGTGGTGGTAGACATGGAGGAGGAGGACATGGGGGAGGAGGTTTCGGCGGTTCAAAAGGTAGTTTTGGTGGTGGTCACAGTAGAGGTCATAGAGGTTATTATTATGGAGGTTATTCTTATGGTGGAGGAGCTTCTGAAGTTAATCCTTCATTTTTAAATACTTATGCAAGTGATTATTATCCATATGATTATGGTTATCCTCCTGTTTATACATCTGCACCTTTAGACAGAATATGGCCTTAATAATATAATTTATTATTTTCAATTATATTATTTACTATTCAAATACTTATTATTTTTATAATGTATTATTACTAGTACCACTATTGGTACTACTACCCTTTTTATAACCTTCAACCATTTTTTTCATTTCTTCAATTTTCATCATTTCAACTCCCTCATAATAAATAAAATAATTTTTATAAGCAAGATGAAGGACAAACGAGAATACTAAACCGTGAACAATAGCGACAACATACTTTCCACCCTTAGGAGGAAGACGAAGAAGAACTCCTGGTGTTAAAACAACAAAGAGAACAACAACAAATGCAGATAACGCAGCGTGCATAATAATATATAATTATATTATAATTTTAGATTTAAAGAATTTTTCTTTAATCAATACCTGGACCTGTATACAGAATATGGTTTTAATAATATAATTTATTACTTTCAATATTCAAATACTTATTTTTTAAATGTATTATTGGTACTACCATTATTTCTTAACGCCTTTTCCCTTTCCCATCGTAGTAGCACCTTCAACCATTTTTTTCATTTTTTTCATTTCTTCATTTTTCATCATTTCAACTCCCTCGTGATAAATAAAATAATTTTTATAAGCAAGATGAAGGACAAACGCGAACACTAAACCGTGAACAATAGCGACAACATACTTTCCACCCTTAAGAGGAAGACGAAGAAGAACTCCTGGTGTTAAAACAACAAAGAGAACAACAACAAATGCAGATAACGCAGCGTGCATAATAATATATAATTATATTATAATTTTAGATTTTAAGAATTTTTCCTTAATCACTACATTTACATATTATATCCATAAATTATGAAGTAAATTCAAAAAAATGCACACAAGAAATGATGAAATTTATTTCATATAAGAAGAAGAAGTTGTTAGTGATGAAGTATCTCCTCTAATTTCCAAACCTTCTAGGTAAGAATTAAAATACTTATGAGCCATGCAGAAAAGAAGTGCCAAAACAACACCATGAACAACAGCAACAGTGAGTTTGCTTCCTTTAGGAGGCAAGGTAAGAAGAATGCCAGGTGTCAAAAGAACAAAAAGAACAAAAGAAAGAATCATCCACTTCATAATATATAAACGCAGAAAATACTTTTATTCAATTTCAAAAAATCATTTATTGAAATCCTTAAACAAATGATAATTATTCTCTTTTTCTTCCTTAATTTATACTCTAAAAAAATGATTGAAGAGAGAAAAAGTAATCAAATAAATGATTTATAAATCATTTAATGTTTACGATGACTTCTTTGCATTTTTTTCCCTTTTTTCTTATTAAGAGTTCTTTTCATTTTTTTCCCCTTTTTCTTATTAAGAGTTTTTCTCATTTTTCTTCCTCCTTGTGAATTTCTAGTAAAACCCCAAGTTGAAGGTTTAATTGCGTTTGATGCGTTAGTTTTAAAAGCATTCAAATTATTTTGAAAACCTCTTGTGAATCCCATAGTGCCAAGTCTTGGAGTAGTAGTAGCTACTTCAATCAATGCATTTTTAATTAGTTCATCTTTTTGATCGTTAGGAAGACTTCTCCATGCTTTAGAAGTAAGTATTGTATTATTACGCATAACAGCATTAAGAATAGATGTTTTAAAGTTTGTCATATCTTGATTAAGAGGAATATTTAAAGATTCAAATGTCATGCCAGCTTCTGCTGGCCATTCATTAGGATTTTTATAAGCCATTATATAATATATTTATAAAATAATGTATTTATAAAATTATGTATTGCCTAAATACATTATTTAGAACCAAGGATTAAGACCTAGTTGTTTATCATTATTAGAAGACATGATAGGATGAGCGATGGGTGTGTACATTGTGCTTGCATCAATAATGTATTTATTATAACCATGTGCTTCACCATATACTTGAGGTATGCAATAATCCAAAACCATTTTATTTAATTGTTCTACTTGTTCCTTAATATTTTGTGGTTGATTAGCAGCATATTGTAAAAATAAACTACGCATAATAATTTTCAAGGTGTCACATTCTTGATTAGAAATGATATATTGCCCTTTAGACATATGATAAACGCCAGCTCGTATTCCATTTTGAATAATTTGAATATTTTCTTTTGAAAAAAAAGTATCAGAGAGAAGAGTATTATCCCATAATCCTTCGGTAGGATTTCTTAAAGTTGCACATTGATTAACAGGAATTTTGTCATATATATTAAATAAGTCTTTTGTTTTAGGACCATTAATATCAACTCTACCATTTGATACAATATTGGAAGTAGAACAATTCATTTATATTACATTTATAGAAAAAATTATATATATTTATTTTATACTATGGCAAATTTTCAAGGAATTGTTTTAATGGGAGGAATAATGCTTCTTATTGTTTCTATTATTTTAATCATCATTTTCTTAAAATATTCTAAAAGTGCGATTGATTGGCCTCCTGTTACTGGTTCTTGTCCTGATTATTGGCTTGATTTATCTGGGAATGGTGCGCGTTGTGTAAATGTTCATGATTTAGGTACTTGTGATAAAGGTGGTAACAAACATTTAAATATGGATTTTTCTACTATGGATGAATGTAGTAAATTTAATTGGGCACAAAGTTGCAATGTTTGGTGGGATGGTATCAATTATGGTTATGGAAAAACAAATCCATGTTCTACTACTAGTTAACAGGGCACACCCGCCCGAATAATATATTTACATTAAAACCTACTTAAAGAAACAATGGCGCCCGAATAATATATTTAAATTAAAACCTATTTAAAGAAACAATGGCGCACCCCGAATAATATATTTACATTAAAACCTATTTAAAGAAACAAGGCCTGTCCGAATAATATATTTAAATTAAAACCTATTTAAAGAAACAAGGCCAGTCCGTCCGAATAATATATGTATTTTTGCATAAAGTTATATTACATTATATCAATAATGAGCAATGAATCTAAATGTTTATTATTGATATCCACTAAATTACCGCTTGAAATAATTGAAATTATTTTTAAATATTTGAGACCAATATCACTTGTATTTTTGAATAAATATTATTACAATTTACATCATCCTTCTATAAAATTATATATATGCAATGAAAGATATCAATATAATAGTTATATTCGTGACATCATTCGTCGTGATAATTCATTCTCTTTTTCTTATATTTTAAAAGAAAATCTAAGTTATTGGTTACATATGCATAATTATTATTATAAAAATAAAGCATACATTAATTATTTATATTACCTACTTGATTTTTGTTGTTTATATGATTCCAATAAATGTAAGGAATTAATTGATAATATTTTATTTGATAGTATGAGTAAAAATCTACATAAAAAGAATCTTGTTAAGATAATAAAAAGAAAATGGATGAATTAAATATAAATAAAATTTTGGGACGCGAAGATAATATTTGCAAAATTACTGAATTTTTGAAAAACTTTGAACTTGATAAACATAATTTGAGTATCACAAAAGGTATTTATATATATGGAGAACCTGGAACAGGTAAAACTGCTTTTGTAATGAAATTACTCAAAAATTTAAACTATGATATTGTTAAATATGATGCTGGTGATGTACGTAATAAGGGAATCATGGAAACAATTACAAAACATAATATGTCTGATAAAAATATTATGAGTATGTTTCATAAAAAAATACAGAAAATTGCAATTGTAATGGACGAAATTGATGGAATGAATAATGGAGATAAAGGAGGTATTAATACATTGATTAAATTAATTCGCCCAAAAAAAACTAAAAATCAAAAAAATGAAGAAGTTACAATGAACCCTATTATTTGTATTGGTAATTATCATATTGATAAGAAAATTAAAGAACTTATGAAAGTCTGTTTTGTTGTTGAACTTAAAAAACCTATTCCAACACAAATGAATAATCTTATTACTACATTAATGCCTAAATTAGAAGAAAAAATAATAAAAAATATTCTTGATTATACTCAATATGATTTAAGAAAATTAAATCATTTATATGGAATTTATAAAAATGATATAAATATTTTTAAAAGTGATATCAATAATATTCTTGAAGGAATATTTGAATTAAAAACTTATAATGATGATACAAAAAAAATAACGCAAAAATTAATCAATCAAAATTATTCTATGAATGAACATTTATCTATTATAAATGAAACTGATAGGACAATTGTAGGATTATTATGGCATGAAAATATTATTGATGTTTTAGATAAAAAGGAAAAAAGTATTTCAATACCCTTTTATGTAAAACTATTAAACAATATTTGTTTTGCAGATTATATTGATAGAATCACTTTTCAGAAACAAATATGGCAATTCAATGAAATGAGTTCTCTCATTAAAACGTTCAAAAACAATAAATTATATCATCAAACATTTCAATCAAAGCCTCCTTATAATCCATCTGAAGTAAGATTTACAAAGGTTTTAACAAAATATTCTACTGAATATAATAATTCTCTCTTTATTCAAAATTTATGTCAGGTTTTAGGCATGGATAAAAAGGATATATTTTCTTTTTTTCTTGATTTAAGGAACAAATATAATGATAATGAAATAACTAGTTTATTAGAAAATTATGAAATAACTAAATTAGATATTAATCGCATTTATCGTTATTTAGAAAAATATACCAAAGAAGATGCTGCTGATTTTCCTGATGATGCAATTATTGAAGAAGACTCCTTATTTATGCAAAATGAATGTTGTGAATAAATTGATTGTTTTCTTAGCTTTTAGCTTTTAGCTTTTAGCTTTTTGTTTTGCATTCACGAGTAATTATGTATAAATATCAAAATTCTTCAAAATTCCAATCATTCATTAAACCACCTTGATTCATTTGAAAAGGTTTCAATTCATTGACTTGAATATTATCCATAATTATAGGCATTTTATTCATCATATCTATTTTGTTATATATATGAAAATCATTACTTTCAAGATTAATCAATAATTCTTGTTTTAAATAATTTTCTAATATTTTATTTTCTGATACTTCTTCTTTTATATAATTACGCCCATCTATTCCTTGAAATTTATACAAAATACTGTCATTTCTTTCATATTTATTATTATTTATAATATTGTTATTTATAATATTATTACTTACAATATCATCATTTACATTTACATTTAAAAAAAACAAATAAAAAAATCCTAACATATTCCATATCATTATATTAAATCTTTAAGTTATTGAAATATTATATTATTACCAAAATAATATAATACATTTATTCAAATTTTCAAATTTTTATTTAAATAACAGCATTTACATAACATTTACATAGCAACACCATACTTTACAGATAAAAACTTGTCATGCCAATTTTTCTTTATATTTTGTGACAAATCTTGAGATTGATGATTCTCAAACTGTTCAGGATTATCATAAAATAATGTTGCTGCTTCAATCCCTGACTCACCTGTAGCAAATCTCACTTTGAAATAAAGGTCTTCACTTGGAGAACCTACCATATCACCTACACATTTAATACCTGTTACTGCATTTCTTATTGTAGACCCAAATGGCCCTGTACTAAATAAAGTGATTTTTTTGGTAAACCCAGTTTTGTCCTTAATTTTTACCCTGAATGCTCTAGAGTCATTCAACAAATTGTTTACCTTCTGTTTGTTTGAAGTTGAATCAAGAGATAAATCTGATGCATTTTCCAAATGTTCGTCTTGCCACATTGATACTGTATGCTTTCTTTGATAATTATATATAATTCATTGTCTTTAAGTTCATTTTTAATATATTATTTTTGCTCAGTTAAAGATGTTGTTGAACGAAGTTGTTGAAGTTCTTTACGATCCTGAACAGATTTGCTTAATAATTCTCTCATCTTCTCATCCATATATTTTATTTTCTCTCTTAACATATTATTTTCATTTGATAAATTATTTATAATTTCTACTTGATCCATCATTTTTTGATAAAGAGGATTTGATTGTTGTTGTTTTTGCATATTTTCTATCATTTTTTGTCGTTTTTCTGTTATTTCATTTATTTGTTTCAATACATCCTTCTTATGAATTGGATTTCCTGGTTCATAATTATCTAATAAATAATCTATATCCTCTAAGAAAAACTTTTTTATATTTTCATCCTTTAAAAAATCATCTACTTTCTTTGTTGTTTCTTTTATATTTGGATCTTCTTTGTTTTCTAATAATGTCTTTTTATCAAAAGAGTTATGAATATGAGAAAAAACTAATATTGTCTTTAATGGGTCTAATTGAACAAATGGAACACTATAATCCTTCAAAAATTCCTTCTCTTCTGCTAAACACGCATCATTATTGTATTTTGTTTTTTTCAATAATTCTCTTCTAAATGCAAATGTTGCTGCTGTTGAATGATTTGGATTATATGGTCCAAATTGCACCATCTTTCCAATATGCTTGAAATAAATATACAATTCACTTGAACCTGCACATAAAGCCTTCGGATTTTTTTTTAAAGTTTCTACTGCATGACTTACTCTTTCAGGTGGATAATAATCATCATCATCCATATATACTATAATACTCCCTTTAGATTTTTGATGCATTATATTTCTCTTCCTACCTAATGTCATCTTCTTATCGTACTTAAAATATTTAATTTGAGGATGATCTTTTACAAGGTCTTCTATTTTATCAGTACCATCATCAATAATAATCCACTCCATTTTATCCTTTGGATATGTTTGTTGGTCAAAACAATGTAACATCATAGGAATAAATGGCCTCCTATTAAATGTCGGCGTACATATACTAACAAAGGGCAAACTCATAATTAATTATTTATTAGGTTTTTATATTGTTTTATTTTTGTTTTATTTTTGTTTTATTTTCTAGAATGTATAATATTGATTCTTATCCCTGAGGTATACTAAATTTTGAACTATCTGGAACATTATTATGTATTGGTTTTTCATACTGTGATGGTGCACCTTGTGGCTGATGTATTGGTTTTTCAGGAAGTACTTGTGACTCATTTGAAGAACCTACCCCTGACATTGCTGTCATTGCATCCTTAGCTGTCCATTTATATGGTGTAAATATACCAAACATTTTATCAAAAAACCAAATAATCAAAATTACTAAAAATGCTGTAATAGCTACAGCTGCACCATGTGAACCATTAGAATTATAAGCTCCTATTATTAATAAATATGAAAAAATATACATGATAACATTTTTCTTAAACTTCAATGTATCCATTAAAAAATCTCTTATTCCATATTTCTTGTCTTGAGGTGTTCCTTTCACATGACCTGTTGCAAATAATGGAAATATATTTACATAAATTACTATAATTATTCCAATAATTGGACCTCCCATCATTGGTATAAACATTAAACAAAATGCAATAAATACATATAATATTATCCACCAATTTGTCTTTTCATCTTTCCATTCTACTACCTGTGGAACTTCTCCTTGCTCAGCTGGAGTTTTTTTAGACCAAAAAAGTGATAAATAATAAAACCATCCAAATATAAATAAAAATACATTTATAAAAATAAAAAATGGTAAAATAATAGGAAAAATATAAGGTGTCAAAAATATTATACATGTTTCGCTAAAAGGTGTTGTACTTATACTGTTCAAAGTTTTATATAATTTATCAAAAATAGCAAAATTTGTAAAAATAATGGTCTGCAATATTTTACCAAAATAATAAGTATAATTATTTGATTTTGGTCCATTTGTCAATTCCATTAAAAATTTTAAAATTCCACTATTCATTAATGAATTAACATTATCATTATAATTAAAATCCAATTTTGCAGAATAATACATATCATCTTGGTATGCAATATTTATATTTGTTGTTACTGGTTTCTTATTACCACATCCTACATTTGTCTTGTATGTTACATTTGGTGTTTTTGTCCCATCACCATTATCAATTTCTGTTTGCATTTTTGATACAGCAAGTTTACAGTTATCTAAATTTGTAGGCATAAGTCCTCCTGCAGCAACCTTACAATTATATAAAATAGCTATACCAATAATCATAAAAATTAAAAGTGATATTGTATTTTTTAGTAAACTCGTGAAAAAATTTGGCTCCTTCTTTTTTTCAATTTCATCTTCTGTATCTGAATTATTTGACATATTATAAATTGATATAAAATTTTTCTAAACAAATATTTTATTCTCTTATTATCTTATGAAGATTGAACAAAAATATGTATTTATTTGGGCATTTATTTCACTCATCTTATTCATATGTATATTTATATGGATTCAAAAATATGCAGGAGATTTTATTATTGAATGTTTTGGTAATTATAAATATATTGACACTGGAACACCTAATACTAATCATACTGTTAATTTACCTATAAATGATACACTTGATTGTAGTAATATGTGTGGTCCTTTAGGGATTTGTTATAAGACTGGTCAAGAATGTACAAGTGATATTGATTGTCCTGGTTGCAATCCTCATAATCCAGATGAAGAATATATAATCCCTCATAATAAAGAACTACCTGGTCAAAATGCTGCAGGTAAATTAAGTTATTATACTCCACAATATTCAGAGCTAACTACTGATATAGGAACAAAATCAAAACTTATTGGAAAAAAAATTTCAGCACCCCCTCAATATTATCCTGGTGTAAATACTTGGCGTAAAACATTTGATACAGGACAACAATTATTTGATAGAAGATATTATCCTGGTTCATTACCAATGGAACCAAGTTATCCAAAAAGAACAACACTATCTGGAGAATTTATTGATAACGGTCCCTTAGCATCTAATGATTTTTTAGGATAACCCTGCTTATTTATAATTAATTTTACACCTTTGCACATTTAAAACGCCGATTTAACAACGAAAAAAATAATACAAAAATGCAAAAATTTGATTAGTAGTCATCTTGAAATGACTATGAAGTTTAAGAATTTATTTCTCTACAAAATATGTTTGGTCTTTTTCCTGTTTCAAATACAGATTTGACTATATTTAACATATTTTGCACAGCATTCTTATCTCTGTTATGGAATATTTCGCTTTTATGCTTAACCGATTGACATCGTAATAGTCCATGACAGATTTCTGTTTTATTTTCCTTCTTTAATTTTGGTTTTTGACTTGGTCTTTCTAAAAAATATTCTAATTCACCATTACAGCAATTACATAATTTTGATGTTCTAAATTCATTTACCAAAAATGTCTTATAACCAGCATTTCTAAAAATCCTTCTAAATTTCTTACAAATAACAGGTTCTTTACCTTTCATATGGTAATCTCCTTTATCATAATCACCCATTATGAATATAGTTTTATCAGGTTTCCCATATTTATTGGAAAAATTCTTAACCATTTTCAATTCACTTTTTTGAGTATTTGTAAATCTATTTAATTTGAATTTTCTAAAAAATGCTTGTTCGTAATGTGAATACAATTTATAATTTATGTTATTCTTTTCAATACAATAATACATAAATTTATCATAATCACATGTTTTACTATTTAATAATGATAATTCAGTTTCAATTTCCTTAATAGTTTGATTTTCTATTTTTGTTTCCTTATTTATATTATCAATAATTTTATTGTATTTCTTCAATCTTGTTTCTAATCTTCGTTGATTTTGAGTATAACGGAATGTTTGTAAATTTCCATTTTCATCTTTAGAACCACAATATATTAAATCACTATAATTAGGGTCTGCACAAACAACCTTCATATTTTTTAGTTCTTCTGTTAATTCTACTTTTTCAATATAATCTATATTTTCTTCTTCACAACATTTTTTATTTTTCCATGTTTTTGATAAAGGTTTTCCATTAGCATCTACTCTTACAAATAATACACAACAAGAAACACCATCTGTTCTAATCATATGTGAAAATGTATATTTTTGACCTTTCTTGAAAACTCTTTTATTTAGTTTGAA